ACGATTACGATTACGATTACGATTACGATTACGACCATCACCACCATTAATACCGACAAGTCTGCAACCCCCTTGTAGCAACCCTTACAGTCCTTACAAAGAAATCACAGCAACTCACACTGTGTTAATAATAGATCCAATAATAATAAATAATAATAAAATTAATAATAAAAGTTAGATAGTAGGTATATATATTTATCTTTCCGCCGTGAAGCAACCTACAAAATGTCAGCATATAAGCCAACGAGTGACCAAGAATTAATTCTTGAGTCGAAGAACTGGGTTAATAAAAAACAGTTCTATAATTACGTAATATCCTTACAATATCTACAAGTTAATAAAGTCTTCGCCAAGACCTCATCACATGACACTTTCGTGTCCCTCCTCAAATTCCCACTCCCAAAGGATGGTACTGATGTCACCAAGGAAGTTGATAACAAGTTTTGCATGATTCACCTAGGAGAAGGCGATTGGCCACGCAAGATCAATTCGCTCATGGACCACCTTTTGTCCAATAATGACAACAGAGGAATAGTAACCGACGCTGAAGGCCACCAAAATTCCGTCAAAGGCTCGAAAACTTCTGATGAGCGGCAAGCTTATCGTGGATTAGTACGGTTGATGATGGATGAGATCCAAAAAAACCACTTCGTCTATGATAAGGCAAAATTTGATGCCACGTTCAAAAATGCCTGAGATAGTGGTAGCGCCTCTGGTGGTAGCGCAATTACCCATACTCTGAGTGAAGTCATCACACTACTAGAGAATAAAGGGGAAAATCCTGAGGATTTCTTCGTTAATCTCGATGATGTGGATTCCTCCGATTGGTCAAATGAACACATGACTCAACTCTCAACTTCAAACAAAACAACCCCTATCGATGAGAAAGTCTTTATTTTCAAAGCTGGTCACTCATATGTCTACTCAACTGCCGATCTCTCTGTGAATGAAATCCGCAAGCTCAAAGAGATTCGAAGATTCCCTAATGACACCCTTGGGTATGCACTTAGGAAGGTAGTAGATGGTGAATCTTCCCATCCATCAATTTTTTATAAATGGGAGGCACATCCAAAACACTACAACCCAGCTTGGAAATCAGATCAGTATTTTAGATACGGTACCACTTCCTTATTCACATTCTCTCCTGACTTCGAGTACAAGTTCAAAGAAAAAGTGAACGATTATACAAAAACGCCACATACATACAAATACATCCCCCCCCCATGAACATTGACTACCTCAAGTGTGTTAGTAAGATGTGGACTACCAGTCTAAGGCTAGCCTTATTTTGTATGTCTGCCCTAAAAGCACCAACACATTCATTAAATGCGCGACAGACAGCACAAGAAATGTGGGCACACATTTTTATGAGCTATGGACGGTGTAAGCGTGAGATCCTTTTACAACCTGAGCATGATACTGGTGTTGATATTACAGATCCGGCAATATCTGAGTACGTTGCCACAATTAACACCATGTTAAATATTAAGACCGATGAAGCTTATGACCAGTTCATTGGTAAATACATCCACGCTCTTATTTTCACTCTGAACCGAATCAAGACTCTCCCAGATGCCCACACTTTCATTAATAGCCATTCAAATACGAAGGATTGCACGACTTGGGATAATGATGAAGGCGATGAACCCTTCCCTGGTGAAATGGATGATGATGATATCCCTTGGGAAGCATTCCAGAAAGTGGTGAAGTTTGAGAGGAAGAAGAAATGACAAAGAACCGGCCTCAAAGCATTTAAACCAAATCAATACCTCCGAATTCCCCTCAAAAACCCAGAAACTTCCGAAACATCCTCTTGCTTTGTGTAAGTCCATTTATAAATAATGTGTTACAATTATCCCTTATGGCAATCAACAGGCGACTGTTGTTGCAATAAATTCTTTCATTTCAACCCCAGGTGCCCTATCTTTAAATCAATTACATGTGAAAACAAGGTTTGCGGCCTCGGTCACAAATTTCGTTTTGTTAAATACATTGCTGAGAATATGAACCCTAATGACCAAGGTCGAAAAGACTCCAATAACGTTGGCCTTGTCATTGTCAGACAATTAATATAGTTACACGGACACACTATAGTGTTAAGGAACAAGATCAAGCCTCCTTACTTCGTGACTCAATAACCTAAAAACCAAAAACAAAACAAAATATAAAATCTGAGATAATGCTGTACTTCTCACAAGCTAGTGATTGAACATTTTCAGCTGATCAGGCCAAAAACATCTCGCAACTCTGAAACCTAGAGTGCTATAAATAATGGTTGTGCCTTAGGCACTTAAATATCCCCTCATAAATATTAAAGCAGTAGTAGTCACTGAACCTAAACTCTCCCTGTATTCAATGATGTAGACGGAACTTTACGGGTTCAATCCCCGGTCATTGCAGGCGGTTATGGTTACACTATCAATGCATCTTCCGAATGATTAGGAAGCGAAACAAATACATAAGTTGTGTGTTCCTTGGGTATGACACCTCCAACACTCGCCACGATTGCCACCCGTGGGATATCAAATAGAATGACGCTTGGATAAAAGCAGACGCTTGTAACACTCTATCAAATTGTCAACGTTAAAATGCAGTCCCTGAAGCCCACACCTTTGAGAAGGTTAGAGAAACTCGAAACTACCGTATCAAGGATCTTTGAGCTTATCAACGATGAGGTCCCCTATGTTGATGACTGGACGCGAAATGGCGAACGAAAGGAGTGCAAGCTCCCTGAAAACAGCCCCCAGTTCCCAACAGAGGAGGATGGAGACATAGTTATGCAAGATAGCAAGACCGGCCAAAATTTATATTATAATAATAATCGGTTCACTAATATTAAATATCATGGTGGTTCATCTGGTTGGAATTCCGGTGACACGGCATACATAGCCTATTGGAATATGACCACAATAACTCGCATCCAATATCGACGATGGGATAGCATGTCTGTCTGGGATCTCAAAATCACAGGCACGTTTGCTGGACTCAAAGTCTATGATAGGACGTTCATCCTACAATTTGAACACATTTATAACATCCTAGGCACGTTTATCCGCCACGAAATCCCTAATATCGTGAATTGCGATCCTTTCAAATATCGCAGTGCGCGTGATAAACTTGTCAATTACATCTTTGAAAACACAACTGAGGTTTACCAGTCAGTGCCAATGACTGAGGAGCTTATGCACCTTGCTTGGGAAACCACTGGCCTCCCCCTTTACCACGAGGATTATCAAAATGATCTTCCTGAGGTTGTGTTGGCATTGATGCCAAAAATTAATTTTTATATTGCCCTTCGTATCAGTGAATGTCTCAGAACGGTCACTTACGATGGGCCAGGTACAGAATCAGATTGCCCAGTCATGAAATGCAAGAGGTCTGAAGTGCATTTCTATAATGATAATGCTCCTGGTTTCATGCGCCCCACTCTCGCTTGGTCAAACCGTCACCGTGTTGCACGGAATAGTTCCCAAGCTGATATCGAGCAAAACCCAGGCCCCCCTTTTTCCTTCTCTTTCAACAAAAATAAAAATGAAAATGTAGATAAAAAACCGGATAAAGGAAAAAGCAAGGCTTTCCCTTTCTCTGTGAACAATATTTCGAGTTCATCTAGAGCACCTGTTGTCGCTCCGGGAATTAACCCCAAAGACGCACCCCAGAAATCTCAGAAACAATCCCGGTTTAAGAAACCCTTCCATTTGCCATTCTTCCAAATCCGAACCCTCAAAAACATCTTCCTTGGGCCCGAGAACCGCATTGAATTAGTAGAAGAATTCTTTTGGAAGTACTTTAAATTCACTAAGCTCGACTCAATGGTAGATGCCATCTACAAATTCCTTTTTGCTATGGCTGGTGTTTTCTCTTGGTGGTGTTTTGCGCTCGCCTGGGGAACTGGTTTCCTATTCCAATTTGTTTCCTTCATTTTCTTTTCATTTATAACAATGGAATTTATTATCAAGACTGACTGGGGCTGGGTTGCTTTCCGTGTCCTAGTCTGGCTTGTTAAATTCTCGAAGAAACTTATTAGGTTACTCAAACGCCACAAACTTGTAGTCTACTACGTGATCTTGTGGTCTATTCCATTCCTTTTATCAAAAATTTTTAATTATTTTGCTTTCTGGTCCCTAGTCGGTCAGGAGAAGCGAGTTGTCTGTAGAACGCTTGGCTTCCCTTTCCTCTTCCTCACACTTGGTTCCTTTGTTCTCCTATCTAATAGGATTCCAAACAGGGAACATCGTTATATTATCAAAGTGCCTTCAATCACTGCCATGTTTTGCTCGTTGTTTTGGTTCGTGAACTATGTCCCGCGAAGTTTTTCTGCATCCTATCTAAGGTTCACTGTTTTCCACTTACAGTGGCAGTTTTTTAACTTCGGGGTACTTCTAGTATCTTATATCACAACATTCATTGCATTGCATGTCTTCATCTGGGTATTGTTCAACAATGCTAAAAGAAGGTACATTTTCAAAAAATTCTATACATTATATTTCTCCCCATCAGTCCGTGGGAAGTTTTTTTCAACCTCTGGACCCCTTCCTTTTCTTTTCAAACTTGAGGAGTATGATGACTATTTCAAGCTACCAGAGATCCCTGGTGATTTACTCGATCAAGAGAAACGTATCAGGTGGACCCTGAACGAAATGGAGAAACACTTTGGTAAACAGGGTGAAATAACTCCCATAAGGAAACAGTGGGAATTCTTCAACAATGATCCAAATGTCATCTTACCGCTCAAAATTTCATCGACATCTATCAACCAAATCTACACGACTTCCTTCTCCTCCGTCTCACAATCCTACCCAATCACAAACTCCAAGCAAGCTGAAAAACTCCAAGCCGAATATGCCAAGGCATTGTTCGATGCGGAAATTGATCTTGCCCAAGACTTCGCCTGGACAGGCAACTATTACACCCCGGATCGTGTCATTGCGTCAACCACTCGATATGGTCAAGAGGAGTTTGACTTCATTGACTTTAATCATGATGAAATGGTTGCAACGATGTTTGACCAATACAAACCAATGCTTAAGAATTCCCGTCTAACGTCCCCACGTAAGATTGCTAGGAATTGGAAATGGAACTTCTCTGCTGGTTTCGGTTCTCTTAAAAACCATAGGTACCAAAAAAGAAAAACGTTCCTCTCTCAAACTGGTTGGTCTGGCATCACTGATTTTGTGATGAACATCCTTAAAAATAACGATAAAATGGCTGCAGTTCCTCATGTCTTCCCAAAGATGGAGTACCTGCCCGAAACAAAAAAATTCAAAATTCGTTCAATCCTCGGTGCACCTTTCTTTTCCTATTTTACAAACCAAATTTTTGCGTACGAACCCGATCACAGGTTCGCTTATCACAGCACTCCAGCCCAGGTAGGTCGCCCGTTGACTGGATTTGGCCTTCTTCCTCTTTTTGAAAGATATAAGAAGTACAAATATGTCTTTGGCCTAGACATGTCTGCTTTTGATTCCACATTCAACAAGCAGGTCATGGATGCTGTGGCAGCACTACGCATTAAGGGCTTCGAAAATCACGCCCAATTTGACAAAATACAAAACCTCATAAAAAATTCATATAATCAAAATTACCAAGACCCTCTCTTTATCGGTAAGTTGACGGATGATCTTTTTGGCAATGGTGGCATTTTTGAAAAGTGCCGAGGTAACGCAACAGGTGCGGTTTCTACATCGCAAACTAATTGCCTTGCCCTCGGTATTATTCTTGCCCAACTATTCCATGAAGCTTCTGGCATGCCATACGCCGAATTCTTCAAACGGTATGATCTCGCAAACTATGGTGACGACAATATCCTTGGTGTCCTCCACGAGGAAGATAAAAAATATATATATGAAATCGTCGACCTCTGCACCAAACGGTACAATGGGACCATTTTCCTTAAGATCGAATCTGAGGGTCTCATTTACGATTGCGAGTTCCTATCAAAGGGATTAGTTAAATTAAACGAAAAAGACAAAAAAA